TGTGACCAGCTTTTGGATATCTCCATCAATGTTCTGTGCAATGGCCGTATCATCGTTGCCAAAGCGGGCAACGTCACACCCGATGGCGATCCTGACTGGAGCACAATGTTCCAGAGGTTCAGTATTGACAGCCTTTGTGGCGAGTGCCATCGGAATAAAGACATCGTCCTCATTCTCCGGGAACTCTCCGTCAACACGGACACGGACTACATTGCTGTTCTTGCCGAACTTCCGCTCCAAGTCAGCGATATTCTGCTTATTCGTGCGGGGGCTGTCCCTGCTGGACACCTTCATGCAGTAGTAGGACTGGGCGTCCACGGTATGCGAATCGTGGAATGTGCCAGTGTTCTGCGTTGGGTTTCCGCACATCAGTAAGCGGTTGTTATCGCCGGAAAGCGTGCCCTGTATAGCCTCCATGATGGGGTCAGCAACACCAGATGCCTCGTCTATCACAAAAAACATATTGTCTTCGTGGAAGCCCTGCATATTCTCCGGCTTGGTGGCTGTGCGAGCCACGGCGAACCAGCGTTTCTCATGTCCTCTCATGTAAACACGAGTCTTTGTCCACACAAGCATAGCCTGCAAGACGGGGCTGCGTTCCTGCCACTTGGCAATCTCAGCCCAGAGGACATCGTTTAACTGCTGGCGGGTCGGAGCCGTGCACACCACGCGCGGATACGGGAAACAGGACAGAAACCAAAGGACTAGGTTCGCTTCAAAAGCAGTCTTGCCAACGCCCTGTCCTGAGCGAATCGAAACCTTGCGGTGTTGTGCAATAGCTGTGGCGGCTTCTTTTTGCCACGGATCAGGCTTGAAGCCAGTGACCTCTTTGAAGAACAAGCAAGGGTCTTTACGGTACAGCGGGATCCGCTTGGCAAAGACTTCACGTTGTCTCAGTGCCATCGTCCGCATCCTCCACTTCCGTGTCTGCCGCCTCGACCGCCGCGACCCAATCGTCTACCAGCTCATTCTTGCCGCTGTTGCTCATTCTGCGTAGGTCGGCAAGCTGTTGTATCACCTTGGACTTCTGGCGCTGTACATCGGTCAATAGCCGCTCTAAGCGTTCCACGATAAGGTAGCTTGATTCGACGGTGGTTGATGTTTCCACGGTGGTGCCGGGGAGCCTTTCTTCCCGATCGACTTTAGCATCTATCCGCTCAATGTAAGCCTCCTTGTCGCGGGCTTCTTTTTCCTTGTCCTCGTCCAAGCGAGTAAACAATCTGCCAGACTTGGAGGTATGCACCGACTGAATGTGCTGTTTTTTCTCTTGAACAGCGGAAATGCGTTGAAGTAGAAAAGCCTCCCGGGCGGTCAGCAGTTGGAGTTCCTGTATCAACAGGTCTTCTGCATCAACGTCTTTCGTGCAGTCCTGAATGGCTTTTTGGTTTTCCTCTGAAAAAGAACCAAACATCACCGCAGACCAGCCACCGTGTTTCAAGGCATTCTGGTTACCCGGCGGCGCGCCTCCATGGTTGCCAACTGCATTGACATTACCCAGCGGTGCGCCCGACTTTGGCTTGCCATCCTGCGGAGCTTTCTGGGTGCACTTGGAAGATGCACCCTTGGGGTGCGGCGGGGTGCGTTTCTTGGGTGCACCCTTTTGTGCATCCCAATAGCGCTTCTTCCACGATTTCACAGTGTTCAGCGATACGCCCAGCTTCTTTGCGATTTCGGTGCATCCCATCCCTTTCTTATAAAGGGTGAACGCCTTATCTCGCGTTTCCATCTACATCGCCACCACTATCCTTCTTCATTTTCTGTCCCGGTATCTGCCCGGGCTGTTGTGTTGTTCCAAAGAAAAAGCGCCGGCCCTTTGCAGAGCCAGCGCCGCGCCCCTCTCACACCACCTTTGCGAGAGCGGTTTTGGAGATCATCAAATTTCCCAGTTCCACGGCCAGGAATGTGCCCACGAACAGGCCAGCGCTTGTCAACCAGAACGGCGCGCCGACCATCACAGACAGTTCCACACCGATGAAGAGAGCCACGGACAGGGAGAGGATGACTGCTTTCCACAGAATCCCCAGCCTTTTCCACGGCCCCCAGACCACCAGTGCGTATGCAGTCCCCTCAGCCAGCAGGCCAAAGAGCACATCGACCGGGCCGAAAGGACTCGTTGCATTTGCGATTGCAATCCCCAGCAGAACCGCCGGGGCGTACCGCTTATCCTTGAACGGGAGAGCGCACAGCATATTGGCCACCCGGAACTGGATAACTCCCCATGACAGCGGGTTCAGGGTGGTTAATGCGACATATAGAGCCGCGACAACTGCGGTCTGGCATAGGGCTTTGGTGTTTCTCATATCCCCTGCCCCCCCTCATACCATAACGACCACATTGCCATGGGATGCGTCGTTCACCGCAGATTCGACCATGATCCAACTGGGGTGCACGTCCTCAGCAAGCTTCTTCTTCAGCTTGCTGGCTGCTTCCTCGATGACCAGATTTTCACCTTCCAGACATTCACGGATGAACTTGTCGATTTCGCAGTAGTCCGGGATAATCTCTGCCGGCTCCATGGTCACAGTAAATTCATTGGTGTAGTCTGTCTTTCCGATGGGGCAGAAGCACCGGCATTTCTGCTTATAGACGATTTTACGCACGCCGTAGCGATTTTCAAACTTAGCCATTGTTTTCTTCTCCTTTCGGCTTCTGAACGATGAACAGGAGTTCTTTTGCTTCACGCGGGAACGGAATTGCCATAAAGGCTGTGAGGAATGCAGATGGGACATAGGCTTTCATACGGGTGTAGAAGTCCCGCAGCGCCGGTTCCTGCTTGGAATAGAACTCGTCCATCTCCCGGACGCTGGTGACCAGTCCCACCTCCTGCACAATGCTGAATCCGATTTCGGCCAGCTTGGCTTTCAGTTCATCGTAGCCCCACTCATAGACATGTGCGCGATACTGGGTCTGATACCCATTGCCCGGGGTGTTCGGGCAGGAGAGAAACATCTTTGCACCCGGCTTCATCACCTTGTAGCATTCTGCAAGGCTTTTTGCGCCGTCCGTAGGGTGCATATGCTCAATGGCAGAGGTGTAAATCACAAAATCGGCAAACCCCGCCGGGATGACTTTCGACATCTCAGCAACGTTGCCCAGCTTCCAACCCACCCGGAACGGGTAGTAGGAAGTCAGATCTTTAGGTTCAAGGTTCTTTGCGGTTGCGCCCCGCATAGCCTCTTTGATGTTCGCTTTACTGATGTCTACGCCGGTATAGGATGCAATATCCTTTGCGTAGTAGCGCAGCAGCGGGAGCATCAGAGAGCGGCCGCAGCACACATCCAGCACGTTCATGCCCTTTTTCGCCATGTGGGCGGCGGCAAGGTGCTGGATATAGTTCATTACGTCCAGATTGGTGAAGAAACCGTCTCTGAACTGCATATAAAAATTCCGCATCTGGTAGGTGGTGCAGAGAATTTTTTCTCTGTCCATGCCATCCTCAACGCGGTATACGATATCTTTATCCACGCCATTTTCCTTTCGTATCAAGGTACTTCTGGTATTTGATCCACTCTTTCAGCGCATACTCTCGGCGAATCCGGTAGTCTGCGCCTATCATGCCCTTCGGGGGTCTGACCACAACCATTTCTGAGCCGTTGAAGTAGGACAAGCCGCCAAAATTGACCTGTGTAGTCCATGTGGTGCTGTCCACGCTATAAAAGCCAAAGTCAACCGCGTCCTTTTTGGTGTAGCCCAGACCGTGCACCCGCACCCCGCAGGCGTTCGCATACTGCACCAGCCGTTTGATGTAGCCGTACTCGCTGGGCTGAATGTGCTTGATTGCGAAGCCACCGATGCCGATATAGGGATAGTCCCTGCACAGGCTTTTAAATTCGTCAAGGCCGCGGGAGCGATGCCAGACTGGAATGCTCCGCTTGCCCGTCTCAGCTTCAAGGCGGGCTCTCATGCGCTTTACGGCATCATAGCCTACGATGATATCTACGTCCAACTCGAAGAAGTGCTGCACATCGTGGCGGTTGATGAAGTCGATATACCTGCTTAGGTACCCGTCCCAATCCACCGGCTTTGACGAAGCCTCTACCCCGTGCATAAACGTGAATGCCCCGCTGTCGAGCAGAAACATCTTCCATTTTGGCATTTCCTCGACCTGCCACGGCTTGATATAGAAAAAGCTCTCCAGAACGTACTCCGGCCTGTTTTCCCGCACAATCTTCTCCGACGGGAAGGTTCCCGCCAAACACAGCCTCATGTTTCAAACCATTCTCCGCAGTGCGGGCATTGGATAAGCTTAGAGCCGCTCTGTTGCGCCGTAGCGGGCTGAAAGGGTGCAGGCTGTCCAGATTGCTGGCTTTCGGGGCCCGGGTCTGTATCGGCCGCTTTGGGCGGCTGTTGGACAGGCTCTGTGAAGAACTCCTCAAAATCGGAATCGTCCACATCCCGGAGCAGGCCATCAAGTTCCACTTCACTGAAGCCGGTGCTGCTCAGATCCACATCCAGCGCCTGCAGTGCATCCATTTCGGCGCGGAGCACATCATCATTCCAAGAGGATGCCTCTGCCACCTTGTTGTCTGCAATGCGGTATGCCTTAATCTGCGCGTCCGTCAGGTCATCGACCCGGATGCAGGGCACTTTGTCCATGCCCAGCCGTTTTGCGGCCTCATAGCGGGTGTGTCCGGCAATGATCGTGCCTTTTCCATCAATCAAGATGGGCACCCGGAATCCAAATTCCTTGATGCTCTGGGCTACCAGACCAACAGCCGCTTCGTTGTTTCTGGGGTTGTTCTCATAGGGATGGATCTGCGAAATATCCTGATACACTACTTGCTGATTCATTTTTTCTCCCTTCTTTGCTTTCCCCGCTGGCGTGGCGGGACAAATTGGGGAGCGGCGGTATTTTTCCTCCTTTCCGGGCATAAAAATACCCGCCCGGTGGCGAAACCGGGCGGGCAATGCGCTATGATTAGAATTTTACGGTATCATTGTACCACTTTTGCTGTGACACGTCCATGACATCTTTTTGACATCGGACTAAGACATCTCCAAGGCATCAATGCCAAACATCAGCATCGAGATTTTATCCACTGCTGCATCATGGTCACGGTAAACCTGCCGGGCGCTCACGTTTTCCTGCATCGCGATCTGCTCCACAGGCTTGGCGGTCTCGTCAATGTACATGGCCTTGATGATGCGCAGGCCCCGCTTCAGAGCTTCATTGTCGCTCTGGGCGCAGTAGGTTTCGTACAGGCCAAGCATTGCATCGATATGGCGAATCATGATTTTAGTGCGCCGGCAGCTGTTGCGGATGGATTCAACCGTAATGGCATTGTTCCGCTGGAGCATCATGTCCAGCAGTTCCAGTGCGGTTTCTTCCTCCTGACCATCATGTTCGCCAGCCTCGTCCGTATAGACCGCACCCGTGCAATGTTTTTTGAACATCCGGTAGTTCTTCAGGAGCAACTTCGTGTTCCGCAACCGGCGGTCACACCGGCCTGCGGCTTTACGGGCCTGCTCGGCCACAACTTCCTTTGCACCCTCGCGGGCAGCTTTGCGGGCAGTTTCTTCGATGAACGCCATCATATCTTCCGGGATAGTCATTTTGCGCATCCTCCTGTTCTACGTTGCCAAAATCCATCAATTTAGGTATAATAGAATTGCTTTTCTCGGGGGATTGCGCAAGCAGTCCTCTTTTTGTTTGCTCAAATTGCGCTCATGCGGCGGGAAATTTCACTCTGGCTCAAAACAGCCAGCGGCACACGCTTGATGCCCCGCTCTGCCGCCATCTTCGCAGACACAGCACTCATCACGCGAATCATATCTTCCACGTTCACTCCAGACGAATAGTACAGCTTTGGCGGGTGGCTCCCGCTCTGGATGTCGTTCACTTCAAGTTCTTCCTGCAAGGCCTGTTCCACACAGCGCTTCAGCCATTCCTCGGCGCAGTCCTCGCCGTCTGTCTTGACCCATCCGATGTACTGTTGATAGCTGTCTATGGCTTCTTTCTTCAGCCGTGCAAGGCGCTCCTTGCCAAAGCCAAACGTCAGATGCACCGTCGCGGCCATAACCAGCCATGCGATTTCGGCGCCCTCGTCCTGCGCCATACGAAGCCGTTCTTCCCTATAATTACGCGGAGCGCGATTCTGTGGCAGACGCACCGTGAAATCACAGATTCCCCTTAAAACGTCCCGCATAGCTTCTGTGGCCTTCCTCCGATTCCCAGAGTCGATTTTACTTTTGTAGCGGGCTTGAAATGCCCGCATCTCATTACAAGCCCGGGTCAGGCGCGTGGCTCCAATGCCTTCTTCCTGATGCATAGCCACCACCATGCACCAAGTAAAGATTTGTGCGGCCTTGTCCTGCTCATCGACACACTGCTGGCGAATGTCCTTCATCTGTTTTGCCATCTCCAATCTTTGCATCCGAAAATTTTTGCCAGGATTTTTTTGTGCTTACTGCAATCCCAGTAGTTCTTGCGCCACCGACACTGACCATTGCACAGGAACGACAGATGTGCTTTCATGTGCCCTCCTTTGCATTTTTGACCTTCGGTCCAGCCATGTGGCTTACAGCCCAAGACCAACCTACCATAGGCAATGCAGCCACAATCAGGATAATTCCGGCCGCATCCACGACCATCGGACTAAAGAAAATTTCACGAATCAGATTCATTTTTCGTTCCCTTTCCGCACGTCGATTGAAGCACTTTCCTTTCCGCCCGCCGATTGAAATACCTCACCGGTGAAACGCCGCGTTCATCGCAATCCTTGTTGTTGAAGCTGACGATTGCGCCGCAGGTTCTCTTGTTGGTGCATCGAACGCACTTCATGCCTGTAACGCTTACAACCTCATAGGTCGGTGCACCGCAGAAAGGGCACTCCAGGCTCTTAGGTTCAATGTGTGCTTTCATTTTTCCGTTCCTCTTTGTTCCATTTTTTCAAGGGCGCATAGTATCCGCACATCACGCAACAGACAATTCTGCGATGCTGCCCTAACAGTACGACAAGTTTCGGCGTCGCGCTTCTAAACGGCTTGCCCCATGCCAAAAAGCCGCTCCCGCATTTAGGACACGGGAGAACCGTACCTGTTTTCTCCATCAGGATCCTCCCCTACGCACCGGCTTCTTGCCGTTCCCAGCAAACTTTTCAGGCCGTTCATCACTCATGCCACGAGCCAGAACCAGTGCCCTCTGGTCGTTCGGCATCTGGTAGATGCAGCCAGTCGGAATGTGCATATACAGATCATTCATCACAGCGCGGGCAATTTCTGCCGTTTCGTACTGACCCAGACGATATACCGCGCCGCCACCCGTAGGAACCGCCTTGATTTCGTGTTCGGGACTCACATACACGCTGGTGCACTGGGCAATGTTCGTGATGGAGTCCCATTTTTTGTTCATGACGTACATTCTGCATCCTCCACATAGCACCAGCTCTGGGGTGCCCTTTTGACTTTGAGCGGTTCAAAACAGCATCCCGTCTGTAACAGCCGCGTATATGTTTCCAGCGGTTTCGGGTGGTCATAAATCTTCAATTCCGAAATATGCCACGCCCAGCCTTGACCGTGCAGATATTCCCATATCTGATCTCTGTTCATGCACGCCTGCTGCTCAAAATCATCCGGGGTGTGATTCAGCGGGGCAACTTCATAGATTTTGTCGCAGACAAATTCGCCAACGACCATCTGCGTTTTGCCACGAACACTGTCCGGCAGCAGCTTATCGAACTTTACAAATACAGGATTTCCATGGTGGATTTCACCATCCATCGTTTCTTCGCCATCTTTGAAAATGGTGATAAGCTGTTGCGGTGCTTTTGTGCAGTAAATGTACGCCTTGAACGGTTTTCCTTTTCCATAAAGGTGCTTCGGATAATTTTTCCGAACTTCCATAGTCTTCTTGCCCTGCAAGATGAGATTGCACCATTCCGGCCGAATGCTCAAAAGAACTGCTTTCATTTGCCATCAACCTCCGCGCACGCCCTGCGGCAGGGTTCGCACTTTTTATACGGCTCTTCAAGCCAGCAATTGAACAGCAGGCACTTCGGCTTCCTGTATTCGGGCGGGGCCTTGTTTCCGTGAGTTTGGGTGCGGAGCGCATGGTACTTACATACCTCTTTCCCCCAAAAGTCACCACCAAAGCTACACTTCCCGTACCCCGGCGAAACTTCATGTTCAACCGTGATCTTCTTATATGCCATTTCTCAGCCTCACACTTCCCAGTCTTCAGGACAGCCCAAAACGCACTCGCCATCCCCGTTGTCGCTGGTCGGCCTATCAAAGCAGCAACCCTCACAACCATCTGTGCGAGATTTGCAATGGTTCCTTATGGCGATTGCCATATCAACGGGATCCACCAATAAAGCGCTATGTGCTTTCTCATCGGTACCCACCTTGCGCAGAATCTCGCAGGTCTCTTTCATACCTTGCCGATTTTTGCAATGAATGACTACGTCGTAGGTGTCATCGTACAGCTCAAATTCGCCATCATCATTGCGTATAAGTAAGATTTCTTTGCTCATTGTTCATCCTCCAAATAGGGCTTTGGCGGTTTAGGAATCGGCATCCAAATAGGATATATGTCCGGCGCCCTTTTTACATAAAGCCATCCCTTGTTTGTAACAAATCCTTCAAGGCTGGCATCCAAAACAAGAACATCACCATACTGGTTCCCGTCTTTTTCCACAGGTGGTTCCTCTTCGGTCTTACGCCAGCGCAGGCTATCTTCTTTTCTATGGTTCCAACTATCAGCCTCCTCCAGCGCAAGAGAAAACCCAAATCCAAGCGGACACTTGGAATCATCCGGGTGTGCCCAATAGCCGTGCTTGATTTCGCCGATTTTCCTTCCATCAGCCGTTGTGACCTCATGGGTGCTAATAAAAGGCTTGAGCGCCGCACCGCAGAACGGGCAAGGTTTTAACGTCTCTCTCCCCATTTCTCATATCTCCTTTGGGAGGAGCGTCATGTCATAGCCGCTTTCCACGAACTTCACACAGAGGTCGTGCTCGATTCCGTTGCCAAGATAGGTGTAGATGTCCGTCATTTCCTCCAACGTAAAATTCGTACCCAGCAGCTTGTTGATGCCCTCAAAGTGGAGTTTTCTTTCCTTGGGCGAGACTGCTTTAATTGCAGTCCGCGTAAGCCACTCCAAAATTTTTGCTTTCAGCTGGGTTTCGTCGGTCACATCTTTCAGGCTGAAGCCGGAATCAGTTCTCAGACTGAAAACAAGTTCGTTTTGCATATTCATGAACGACTGCGGGAATGCTGCTTGGATTTTTCCAGCCCACGGGGTATCGAAAATATTGAATTTTTCTACACCGCTTGCGGCTTCTGGCTCTTCTTTGGCAAGAAAGTCAATCGTATTTTCGACATCTGCCAGCGTGTGGATATGTCCCAGTGAACCTTCCATGCTCAGCACGGCCTTCAGCTGGTCAGCGTTAAGCGTTCTCATTTTTTCA